TTGGGCGGCTGCGGGGGCGGACATAGTGCCACCGGATCCTGCGATTGCCAGGCGTGCTGTGGCACGCCGCAAGGTGTTCTCTGCTTGTACCGGGCCGAAGTGTGAGTTGGCGGAAGGTGCCACGGTTGCTGCCGAGGATCTGTATACGGGCGAGCCGTTCAAGTATCTGAAACGCCAGATCGAGGGTAGTGACGCCGAGTTGGGTGGCATTATTTCTGCGAAGCACGGGGTGTTGGATCCGGCCGAGTTGGTCGGGTCGTACGATGTGCAGTTGCCTAAGAGTGGTGCGGACGCTAAGGCGGTTATTGACGGGCCTGAACAACTACAGAAGTTTGCTGATCTTGTGGGGGATGCGGAGGAACTGTTCTTCTACGGTTCCAACCAGTACCGTGCCCTGATGCGTCATCTTCTAAAGAAGGCGAAGGCGCGTGACCTGGTGGGGGAGCATGTTCGGGTTGTCGAGGCCAGGGGTCGTATTGGGGAGATCAAGCAGAGTTTGGGGAAGTGGGCTGGCGAGGGGTCGCAGGCGCCTCAGGTTCGTAAGATAGCGGCGGAGGCGGTCACACCGCCGAAGATTCCTACCCAGGTAACGGTAACTTCGTGGGCGAATCGGCACATAAAGGATCCGCGACCGTTCTGGCCGGGAGGGCAGAGGTGGAGAGGGGGTGAAGGTAAGGTGCTTGCCTACAATGAGGCCAAAGATCAGGCGTTAGTGGTTCGGATGCCCCTAGAGGGGGGTTGGAATCCCTCCGAACTCAACATTGAAAACGTGTATGTGGTGCGGCTGGGTAAGGCGGGGCAGTATGAATCCCCCAAACGGATCTATGAGAGCCGCCGGTTTGCTGGCGAGCCCTCCATAGAAACTTGGGTGAGCGGCCAGTACGACGCCCCGGCGTGGGAGAAGAAGGGGTTCACGTTTGTTGAGGATCTGAGGCTGCGCCGCCTGAGGGCCGAAACCCAGGCCGAGTACGCCGCCATCTCAGCCGCCCAGGCTGCCCGTGAGGCGGCTGCGGAGGCGGTCACACCGCCTCCGCCGGCAGCGGCTGTGGAGCCGTGGCCTGTTGCACCATCGGAAACGGTGGCCGACATTGCCCGTGCCTTCGACGAGGATGCGGCCGCAGCGACCGCTAAGGCCACGGCCAAGGATCCACAGGGAATGTATTCTCGCAGCCTTCCGAAGGGGCGGTTCGGGCCGACCCATGAGCAGGTCATGGTGCGTACGCCTTTCGGTGACTTCCAGATCGAGTTCATCGGGGCGACGACGGGTAAGACGGTGCGGATCGTGGCCGCACCAGCGACGTTGAAGGGAGCTCCAGCGAAGACGGGGGCTGTGAAGGGGAGGACACGGGTGCCGTTGGGGCCGGGAACGAAGTTCACGACCTACTATGAGGCGGAGAAGGCGATTGAGAGGTGGGCGCAGGGGGTGTTCCAGCGGCGTTGGACCGGTAAGGGTGTCGCTGCCAAGGGTACGAAGTTGCCGAGGCATCCGACGCAGGCTCAGAAGCAGGCTGAGGTGGCCCTGGGTGCGATTGGTCCCGTGTGGAAGGACGCTGCACGCCAGCCGGGGATGCGGCAGGCGTTGGCGACGTTGACGGGTAAGACGGAAACGACCGGGTTTGCTGGTGCGGCGGGTTTGGCGTGGATGGATGAGCCGATGTGGCGGCTGCCGGTGGATTGGCCTGACAGGCCGACGGTGTTGCCGGAAGCGGAGCGTGCACTGTTGACCCACGCTGAGCGTCTGGATCACCTGGCGTACGCTTCGGCGCATTACGAGGATGCTCAGAAGGCGATGACGGCAGGGTTGGGGGTGGAGGCTGACATTGCGTTGATGCAGGGACGGATACGTCAACTCCAGGCTGAGGCATCCACCCTGGGGGGTCTAAAGGGGGCGGAGAAGGCTCAGGCGTATCCGCGGCGGCAGAAGCAGAAGGAGGGTCCAGACAAGTTGGTTGGGCGTTCGGATCTGGAACTGTTCCAGGAGGATCTGCGTAGGTTCAACGTCACCAGGAACAGGGATCTGTTCGATGAGGCGTTGACGGAGCAGACGGCCGCCCAGTGGGGTCCGAACACGGCGACTGAGTCATGGTCGACGGGGTGGCAGGCACCGTTGCAGGGTGAGCAGACTGCCCCGTTGTTCGAGATGCTGAACGGGTTGTTCAAGACGACCTCGAGTGGTGGCGATTTCGCCATGTTCTTGAAGTGGTATGACAAGTTCCTGAACTACTGGAAGGCGCAGGCGGTGTCCACGCCCGGCTTCGTCCTTCGTAATGGTTTGGGGGGTTCCTGGTTGTCGTATGCGTTCGGTCTGATGGAGTTGGGTTCGACGAACAAGTTTGCGGGAACATACCTGAAGGCGGTACGGGCGGGTAAAGGGGATGCCGTGGCGGGTGTCGACATGATGATCGACGCGTTGAACCAGTCGACTAAGAGCAACGTGCATGTCGGGTTTGGTTCCCGTGTCGACATCAACGAGTTGCGTACGATCAGGCGTGTCCTGGACAGCGGCATCGTCGGGGGTGGTCAGGTCATCACGGAGGTTGACAGGGCTGTCGCCATGAGGCTTGTCAAGGAGTCGCGCAACCCGATTACGGGAAACCCGATAGATGTGGTGTTCAACCCTGGGTCGACGGAGTTCGCCCCGTTCCGGTTCATCCGGTCGACGAACGAGCAGATGGAAACGGTGTTGCGTGGCGCCCTGGCGTTCGACGTGTTGCAGAAGGGGGGTTCGGTGGGGGAGGCTGCCGCTCAGGTGTACCGGTTGCATTTCAACTATGCGGATCTGACGGGTACGGAGCGGAAGATGCGGCGCATCATTCCGTTCTGGACGTGGCAGAAGAATGTGGTTCCGGTGCTGGTCGAGAGCCTGGGCAAGCATCCGTATGCGTGGGGGCGTCTGATGCAGGTGAAGGGCAACCTGGAGCTCCAGTCGAAGGAGGAGGGTATCGTCCCGGATTATTTCCTGGAGAACATGGCTGTCCGGTTGCCGTGGAAGATCAACGACTACCAGTCGTATTGGCTTCCTGATTTGCCGTTCCGGGATTTGAACCGCCTGTTGAAGGAACCAACTTCGATTACGCGTGTGTTCGCTGAGTCGGCTGCCCCTCCGGTGAAGGTGCCTTTGGAGATTTGGGCGGGGAAGCAGTTCTTCGCTGACCTGCCGTTCAGCGGCAGGTATCAGCAGGTGCCGCATGTGTATGCTAAGTTCCCTTTCCTGATGCAGGCTTTGGGGTTGGCGGGGAAGGCGAAGAAGGACAAGAAGGGGGAGTATAAGATGCGGGACCGGGATCTTTACATGTTGGATAGTTGGATGCCGTTCCTGGCGAGGTTCCGCAGGATGCTGCCCAATGAGGAGCGGTATTCGCGGCGGGTCGTGTCGACTGTGGTGTCGACGGTGTTCGGTACGCAGGTGCGGGTCAATGATCCGCATGAGAAGCGTAATCAGATGTTGCGGAATGATCGGGCGTTTGATGAGAAGATACGCGACCTGATCGACATTGAGATGAGGGTTCGATGAGGGGGCTGGTTGTGAACCGGTTGGAGTGGGGGGCGCGTGAGCCGGCGAAGCCGTTTCGTGCGTTGCGTCCGGGCCGTGTGAAGGGTGTCGTGTTGCATCACAGTGGTGTGGAGGGTGGTCCGACGGGGATTGCTGCGGTGAAAGTCTTCGAGGCGTACCACATGGATACCCGTAAGTGGGATGGGATTGCCTACAACTGGTTGGTGGATCCGGCTGGTGGGGTGTTCGAGGGGCGTGGTGGTGGTTGGCGTGGTGCTGCTACGAAGGGTTGGAATGCCCGTTCGGAGTCGATCTGTTATACCGGGTGGGGGTATGAGCCGGTGCCGACGGTGGCGTTGAAGGCCATCCAGATGGTCGTTGACGATGCCCAGTTCCGGTATGGGGGTTCGTTGTGGGTGCGGGGGCACCGGGACGTGTCGTCATCGACGTGTCCTGGCGATTGGTTGTATGAGTGGTTGACGAATGGGGGGAAGGCGCACCCTGGTCCGCCTTCCGACATCGACTGGGCGGGGATTACAGCCTATCTGAGGGCCCTGGGGGACCGCGTGGCGGCTTCCCCCCTGTCGAGGCGCCAGCGGAGCCGTGGAGAGGCTGTACGGGTCGCTCAGGGGCATCTGAAACACAGGGGGTACGATCCTGGTCCCGTGGATGGCATCTATGGTAGGCGTACAGCCGCTGCCGTGCAGAAGTTCGAGAAGGCTATGGGTTTCTTGAAGCCGAACGGTGTTCTCGACAGATCCACCTGGACGGCGCTGTTCTTCGTCTAGGGGGACAGCCCACCCATCTAATAGGAGGTACCCACATGCCGAAGGGCAAAGGTTACGGAACATTCGAGAAGACGTTCGGTTCGCAGAACAAGCAGCCGTACGACTCGACATCGAAGGACAACATGCACGCCATGAGCGTGCAGGCGAAGAAGGACGCGGCGTATCTCCGCAAGACCAAGTTGGGGAACGCCGCTCACGGCGGCCGCCCCTTCGGGAAGTAGGACACTATGAGGGATGGTTCAACGCCACGCCCAGCGAAGGCCGCCGAGGTGCTTGTCACCAGCGTGGAGACAGGTGGCGGCATCGGTACTGTCGGCTCACCGTCGAAAGAGGGCGCCCGCAAGGCGCTGCGTGACTGATGCCAGGCAAGAAGCCTCGACGCCCCCGTTACTGACATGCCCCTGAAAAAGGGTTCCAGTCAGGACGTGATCGGTCACAACATCGGTAAGTTGATTACCGAAGGGTACCCACGGGACCAGGCAGCCGCCATCGCCTACGACAAAGCGAAACCGAAAGAGAAGAAATGAGCAACATGCTAGAGAGAGCAGCCTGGACCTTCGTCCAGGGATTCCTGGGAGTATTCCTAATCAGCGACCTGTCGACCGCACGCGGTGCGCTCATAGCCGCCGTCGCCGCCACCCTGTCCGTCATCAAGACCTACGCCGCTGATAGCCTGACCTGATGGACGTGCCCGACCTCGACGCCAAGTGGGGGGACTTCATGGCGTCGAACGGCGGCGAGATCGAGCAGGACATCATACGTTCCTTCCAGGAAAACCGGCACCTTCTCAGCATCGACGACGGCACCCACGCATCCTGGTACGGCAACCAACTCGGCGTACTCCTGGTGTTCCAACGCCCCGAAGCGGAGGCGATGGTCGGCGGCTGGCACGACGCCAACGGCAACGACCTGATCGCCCTGTCACGGGTTCTCGGATGGGTCACCGGGTTCGTCGAGATGCTCGAACAGTGCCTGATGCTCTACGAC